ATTGAGAGGGGCTTCGGCCCCTCTTTTTTGTTGCTCATAGATGGAACATGTGGAGGGTGTGGAACATTCTGGAGCCTAGCCAGCCTGTGTGTGTGTCTGTGACGTAGCGTCACCAGAAAACAATAGATAAAAAACCATTTGCAATAAGCATTGTTAAGTGCATACTTAGCTTGTGCATATAAGCAATAATCAAATGGTTGCACTATAGACAGAGGAAAGTAAGATGTGGAGCATATCCAACATTCGTAAAGTATTAGACCTGATCATCGACTTGGTGATCTGTGTGTCTTTGTTCGCCCTGCTATTCGCAGGTCTAATTTTGTTTGCAGCATAGGAGGAAATAAAATGCCAGCAACACTAATCCGTGGACTACCAATGCCTGAACGTCAATTCGGTAACGGTGGTAAATCAGGTTCTAAATTCGACAGCGCATTAGATGTAATGCAAGTCGGAGACAAATGCTCGATAACAAAGTTCAAATACAAATCGTTGGAGGAAATGATGCTTGATATGACAAGCAACTGGGAGTTCCCAGTGGAAATGCAGCCAGTATATGACATGCATGGAGAGCCTATTGATGGCTCTCAACATGTAGTCAGAACTGATACAAACCAATCTCTTGGTGTGCATGGGTCACGCTATAAGATGGTAACGCATGATGATGTCGTTAATTCTGTGGTTGATAGCGTAAAGCAAGCCGACCTGTCGCGCGACTACACCGTTGATGTGGAAGTGCTAGAGAATGGACGCAAGCTTCGTGGTCAAATATTATTTAATGACTTAACTGTTGAGCCTACTGTTGGCGATTACGTTAAGTTTAAAGTTGACTTCTTCAATAGCTACGATGCGTCATGGTCATTCTCACAAGCAGCCAGTGGGCTTCGCCTCTGGTGTTTGAATGGCTGCACAACAGCCGATGCTGTGGCTCGTACACGTTACAAGCACACAACATCTATCAATGTTGAAGGCAGCGCAGCTAAGATCGTCAATGGCTTAGATCACTTCATGTCACGCAAAGAAGTGTGGCAGTCATACATGATGACAACAGTGACAACGCCAATGGCTGAGAAGTTCTTCAAGAACACTATTGCCAAAGCGTTCACACGCCAGACGCAAGTCACCAAGACAAATGAAAAGCAGCTAGAAAAGTTGCTTGAGATTTGGGCAGGTGAGTGCCGTGAACTAGGACGCAACAAGTGGGCGTTGTACAATACTCTAACGTATTGGGCCACGCACACACACGATCTGCGTTCACCGCACACTGCAAAATATAACAGAGAAGCAGCCATTGCATCTGCAATGCGCAGTAAGGAGTTTCAATTTGACACGTAAGGATTTCATTATTGTAGCTGATACCATTGGGTGTCAGCTCTCACCGCAAGCGCACATCACTGTGGCTGATGCGCTTGAGAAAACTAATCCACGATTTGATCGTGAGAAATTTCTGCAAAGATCATGGAAGGCATGGGAAGATGTACACCTTGCACCAATTGAAGACGAAATACCCCACTGAAAAAGTCCATTGCCCAGAATGTCTGGGCGATGGAGTTAGCTATCATGTTCGGCCTGAACCATGGGTCAGCCGTGATACACCACCAGCCATGGAAGAATATACAAGACCATGCTGGGCTTGCGGTGGGTCTGGTGAAACTGATGAGGTTGACGAGATAGATTTTTAGCTGCATACATGCAGTATGAAATCATATCTGCAATATCTAAAAGAAGAATCAGAAAAGCGAAACGTCGATCTAGTTAAGGCGTTTCGTGTAGCTGACATTCCGTCCTCAACGTATTATAGAACTATAAGCATGAGGACAGAGCTTAGATTTGACACAGCTAGTAAAGTTTTAGACGCTATCTATGAGCAAGAGCGACGACAAAACGCAGCCGCGATTGCCAAGCAACTACGATCAGATAATCCAAATGTTAGTAGAAGCAAGGCACGAGCAGGGGTTAAGCCAAGAAAAATTAGCCCATAAAATTGGTTGCACTGAATCATTGATTCATAAATGGGAGCAGCATAAGCGCATCCCATCTGGTTTCTTTCTCATGTGCTGGCTTGATGCATTGGGCTACGATGTCGAAGTCAAAAAAAGGTAAGCAATATATTCACTGTGTTTCATGTGAAACAAAGACAGAATGGTTTGTTGCTATACTCAGAAACGATCATGCTAAAACAATGCATAAGCATTGGTATGTATGTCTTCATTGCTACGAGGAAGATAGATGGCAAACCGTAACAAAAACAAAGGAACTTACCACGAAAAGTGGTTTGTCGAATGGCTCAACCAAATCAAAGCGCCGATCAAAGCGAAGCGCCAGCCTCTCTCAGGAAGCTTGGGGGGCGAGTATTCGGGCGACATCAAAATCGAAATCGACGGATTGGAAATGATAGGCGAAGTAAAATATAGAGATAAATCAAACTTCCCTAGTCCATTCTCAGTATTAGAAGGCAGAGATATTGCCTTCTATAAACGGCGCAAAGGAACGCCGCAAACGCTTGTCATTATGACAGGCGAGCAATTCCAATTATTAATGGAGGAAAGTTATGGAATCGCAGAACAAGATGATCAAGGCACACCTTGAATCTGGGAAGACAATCACAGCTATTGAAGCACTAGATAAGTTTCAATGCTTTCGATTAGCATCACGCATCAATGATCTAAAACAATCTGGTTATCCAGTAGATAAAATAATGGTCAAAGCTCCAAGCGGAAAATATGTAGCTTTATATTTTAAGGTGGTATCATGAAATCACTTAGCAGTGCAGTGACAGGTGACGTTTGGTCAGCAAGCATCAAGCGCGGGTCACATGAAATACTCAAGAAAGATATTGAGCGCAATAAGAGTTGGACACCTGACTCTTATCGCATCAATGCTGATCGCATTCTTAATGGCGAGCTTGTTTCTGAAACGTGGCTATGGGGTCGCAACGCTGTGGCCTTAGTTGAATTAGGCTACCTTACTGAACGACAGCTTGAGCCTCATCGTACTGCGTTTCTCGGTGACGTTGGCGACATTGCTAACCGTGAAGAAGTTCGAGCTGAAAAAGAAAAACTACATGCCGCAGCTGTCCAAGTCTTTCGTGAAAGCTCTTGATGTTACTGCACATATGCAGTAGTATAATCACATAATAAAAGGAGGAAATGATGGAGCGTAAAGGCTTTATTGGAGGCAGTGATTGCGTCCAAATATTGCAAGGCAACTGGCTAGATTTGTGGCAAATCAAAACAGGTCGCAAAGAACCAGAAAATTTATCTAATGTTCTTGCAGTTCAACTTGGCATTCACACCGAAGACTTTAACTTAGCTTGGTTTGAAAAGCAGCATAACTGTGTGCTTTCAAATCATCAGTATCGAGTAAAGAAAGAAGTAGGTAATGTGCCTGTCATTGGTACAGTAGATGCAATGTGGAATGGCAACATCATTGAAGCCAAGCACACCAATTCTTTCAACAACATGAGCAAAGCTTTAGAATACTACATGCCGCAATTGCAATTGTATATGCACATCAACGAAGCCGATGGCGCATATTTATCAGTAATCTTTGGCAACAGTGATTGGGAAAGTGTTCATGTCAAAAGAAACCAAGACTATTTTAATTCTATGTGGTCGGTGGTCTCGGACTTCTGGAGTTACGTGCTATGCGATGAGGAGCCGATTGCTGTTGACACACCGTCGATCTCAATCGACCAAATCCCGCTGGACGAAATGGTCGCACGTGATGCCAGCCACGACAACATGTTCATTGACGCAGCAGTCACCTACGTTAACGGTCTTGAAGTGAACAAAGCATTTGAGAATGCCAAGAAAGACTTGAAGAATATGGTCGCAGATAATGAGCGCGAGGTTTATTGCGACTATCTAACAATCAAACGCGATAAGCGTGGAGCCTTGCGCATAACCAAGAGGAATCAAAAATGAGTAAGAATGTTTTAACTGAACTAATCAAAGCGCGTAAAGCAATACAGCCACCCGCTAAGACAGGCACTAACCCACACTTCCGCAGCCGTTACGTTACGCTCGAAGGTGTTATCGAAGCTGTCACAGGCCCACTTAGTGACCACGGTTTCTTTCTAAGCCAGCAAGTATTTTCGGGTGAGCATGGCTCATTTGTATCTACTATTCTTATGCACGAAGACGACCCAACATGGGAAATGATTTCGCATGTACCGCTTGTCCTCAACAAGAATGATATGCAGGGCTTGGGTAGTGCAATAACTTATGCGCGTAGATATGGCATTATGTCATTGCTTAATCTTCCAGCAGAAGATGATGATGGCAATGCAACTACAATGCAAGCCAACTCGACAAGCGAGACCCCCAAGTCTCGAGCGAAGTCGAATTGGCCTTAATTCTTGGGAAGGGGTTTATAGATACACTTCCCCAATCACCCTGATAGGGCGGCAGGGTTCCCAAGAACCGCCCACTTAACTTAAACAAAGGAGCCAGAAGCATGGCAGAATATGACGACACAAACCGAGGCGCAGCTTTCCGCGCATTTGATGATATGGAATTGTTACTGCAAGGTAAGATCAATTCAGATGGGCGTGATGCCAAGGTTGTGATTGTTCGTAGACAATCCCGTGATGGTAAAGAAATCATGGAAGTCTATGAGAAAATTGGTGCAATCTTTCCAAATGATAATTCAAAAGAAGGTGCGCCAGATTATACAGGCATGATCTACAAGACTGATGATAAACAACAGCCTTGGACTAATCCATCGCCAAACAAACGCTTGGGTGGATGGAGAAAGATGAAAGGTGACAGACCTTACATGTCGTTCTCAGTTTCAGATCAACAGGTAAATGCGACGAAAGATCACGATGATCCAATTCCATTTTGATCTTGTATGATCCAATATGATCCAACATAATACAACCACACGCGACATCCTTACATTTCCTCTGTCTCGTTAAACTGCCAGCCTTCGGGCTGGCTTTTTTTGTGGTCAATTAAAAGAGGCTTCAAATGACAAAACTTAATCCAGCAGATCAAAGAATATTAAAATACTTGCGCCAACAGGTAGATCGGTTGCAAGATGAGCGTTACCGAACAGACGCACGGCCTAGCATAAACAATGAAATATACGCAGCTCAACAAGAGCTAAAGCGTTATGTGTCTGAGTTAAGAAGGAAAGGATACAATATCTAATGGTCAATGTGGTAGACGTAGAAATTTCGCTAGATAATTTTAAGCGAGCATTTGGCAGAACGCCAAGCCAATCAGAAGTTGCAATGATGATGAAGCTCAAAGCTCTCAAGCAAGAAAAACAAATCAACACAAGCAACACTGGCAATGTCATGGAGCGCAGCAAGAAGTCTCAAAAGATTGCACTCGAACGTGGGCGCGAAAAGAAAAAGCAAAAAAGAGAAGTAAAGATTAGCCCACAAGCAATGAAGGTAAACAAGATGCTAAACTATGGGCTGTCAGAAGAACAGATTGCAGATGTCTTGGACAAAGATGTACTAGCAATTCGCAACTGCATGTATCGCTACCGCTTGCCAAGAGAGAGCGTAGTGCTTGACGATAAGTTTGTTCAACACGCAGAAATAGGAATGTAATCGTGTGGGCAGTGCTATGTGAATGGTCGGACTAATAGCTGCTGGCTTGGACGCCACTGCCCACTGCGACAATCTATCAAAACAAGAGGCAAAGACAATGGCAACTTACTACATTTTTAGTATTGTTTACATGCTAAATGGCTACGAAATGACTAGCCATATTTTAACTAACAGTGCAGATAAATGTTACGAGTTAGTTCGGGCAGCCGAAGAAATATCTAACGTGCTACCCGCTGATTTGTACTGCAAAGACACTGGTAAAATCTCAGCGTCAATAAAACCTAAACTTAGGCCATCAACTCAAAGTGAGGCCCATCAAGAAACGGACGTCTGCCCTCAGATCGACGAAGATCAATGTAGCAATTC